TCATTATCTACAATTAGTTGCTCAATGTCGTCAGCAATTTGAGTTAATTGATACTGTGTGTAATTAAAATGTCCGCCGCTCATAATTCTTCTCCTTTAATTTAGCCTCAACAAAGCCAGTAGTAACTTAAACACTGCCTCTTGCTCGCACGCTGTCGGCGCACCAGTTGGCGGCAACCATCTCAGGAGCATCGTCTGCGTGTCTGTAACGGGCCACGATTTCGTCACACATCTTTGCACATGCCTCACGCTCTGCCTTGACCACATCTTCAATGCACACTCGCCACAACTGTGAATGCTTGTTGCTGTAGTCGTCCACGATGAGCTTGGCAAATCGTTCTTCTGCCGGGGTAAGGTTAGTCCTATCAAAACCGTTGGCTATACTACCTATCAGACCCGACTCACGTGCCATTGCAATAACTTCTTCTTTGGTCATGTGTTCTTCTCCTTTAATAATGCCTCAACTACCTCAGCAACACCCTTACCGCTACACCATAGTTGGTAGCCTTCAGCGTTGTGTGTGTTTTCATCAACAATCTGCTCCACCTCCTCCTCGGTTAACCCAACCCAAGGCTTGTGTCTGTATTGATTCATGTTGTGATCGCCGCTCATGTATAAGTTAACCACTGTACGCAGGTAGGCGTGATGTCGTATAAAAAACTACCATCTACACACTCTACCTGCACCCAGTCCAGTGCTGTTTCTGAAGCATAGTAGCATCCTATAACAGTGTCACCTATCGATTCAGTAATTGTCATAGTGGTTCACCCGCTGCAAACAAAGAGGGAAACTCTTTGGCTAAAACAGTACGACACTGCACAGCTATGTCACGGTGTTCCTTCTGTGTTGCCTCATCACAGCGAATGTCCACGTAGTGCATCCAACTACGCAGCGTACCGTTCATGTACATGGCGCTCATAGTCAACCCTTCTGGCAACACCTTACGTGCCACCTCTTTGGCAATGCCGTTGTTCAAGGCAGCACCGTATGCATACCTAGCCTGTGCCACCACCTTCTGTTGCTCCTCCTGCCACCACCGCTCCAGCTCACGGTCTTGTGTGGGCAAACTGTTCTGTCTATTCTTCTTGTCTTGTAGCCGTGCCTCACCTAGCTCCCAGTCCAGTGCCTCTGCATAGCGTTGGCTAAACTCTTGGAAGCTGAAGCTACGGTGGCGCAGGATCTGTCGTCCAATGTCACGGGTGCATTTAATTTCCATGCAAACATTGACCATCTCAAACGGACTCCAATGTTTATTCTTCATTAGATACTGCAACAACTTAGGCGCTGTCTCTGGGTTGTCTTGGTTAGTTGGGTTGCTCACACGTGCCATATAAGCAATCAACTCTTCACCTTTGGGCGTTGCCCATACAAGTTTAACTGTCATTTAAAATCCTAATGTTTCTTGTGTGTCGTCTGTTGTGCCGTTAAAGATAAAGCGGTACTGGTACACACCATTACCTACATACCTTTTATCAACTATGTGTGATCCGTACTTAGCTTTACGTAGATCACGCAGATGGGCACTGATGCTGGCCTCTGGTGCACCGGTGGCAGCAGCTATCTCACGCAGCGTTGTCCACTTACCATCATTTATGAAATTAAAGATACGCTCATGTTGATGGGTGACACCGTCAAAGTCGTTGGACTTGAGGCTCCTGATCCTGTCAATGATGTATTGGATAATCATACGATGTCCTTTGATGTTGTATATTTACTGTTGTATGTTGTAGCAAATGCCGATACTCTGTCCTGCTCTACCTCTGCATCAAACGCAGGATCAAGATCAAACTCTGCAAGATAAAGCAAACAACACATGGCATGTGCCAAGTGGTGCAGCCCTGTCTCTTTGTCTAGGTTTTCACCACGCTTGAACGACCACACATGACGCAGTGCAGCATCAAAGTAGCGGCGCTCTTTGTCCGGCACCTGTTTCCAGTTATCACGGCTATACTTCTGCGCCCCATACGTCAGCACCTTAGCAACTTCATCCAGTGCATGGGGTGGGATAAGACCATACTCTGTCTTGCCTGTGTCATACTTAATTCCTTCAGTCATCTATTGCTCCATTAAGTTGGTTGGAAATTGTCTCATGCGCTGTGCATTAGTGGCGCTTCTCAGCGTGTGTTTAATATACGGTGTCAATGACGATGGCGTTGCATGCCCACTCATTGACATGATTGATGACACTGGCACACCTACATCAACCATCTCTGTGATTGCAGTGCGCCTTAGATCCATCAGCGTCAGCTCTTCAGGTAGGTCTGCCTCTGCCATGATGGTGATGCCCAGCCTACTCAACCTGTTCAAACTATACGGGTGCAGCTTACCCTTCAATGACTTAGGCACCGGTGCTATGTACTGCTGCCATCCAAAGTCTGCGTGTTGTTGAGCAAGCATTGATTGTAATCCTGTGCTTGTTGGGACAGTGATGTTAGCACCTCTCTTGCTTTGTGTCAATGACAATGTGCCTGTCTCTAAATTATAGCAGTCCCATGTTAGCGTTCTCATATCACCAAGACGTTGCCCCCACTCATAGGCCATGTTGACAATCAAGCCTGCATTGCGCCACTCAAAATTACTGAATGCTGTGTTAAGGAAAGCACGTACATGCTCCCTCTCCCACACCACCTTACGGCTGTGCTGCTTCTGTGCCTTCACTAGGGTGAACGGGTTGTACTGTGTGAAGCCGTGCCTAATTGCATAATTTAAAAGCAAACGGTACACAGCAAGGGTGTGGTTGGCGAGGCTGATGCTGTTACCTGCATGCTCTTCGTACACACGCTGACACATCGGTGTCATGATGTTGCACAGCTTTGCCTGTGGCAATAACACACCAGCCACCTTGCTTGAATACCAACGCTTGAGGTAGTAGATGTAATCGGTCTGCGTCTTAGGTGACAGCTTGGTGAAGGACAGGCTGGCAACATAGCTCTTAATTAAGTCCGACACTTTGCTCTTGCTTGTCAGCTCTTTTAAATATTTACGCTCTGTCCTCCACTCTGCCATCAAAGCATTCTGCTCCTGTATATAAACACAGGCTGCCTTGTAGTCAGTTCCAAGCATAACCCGCTTAACTACACCTGCCTCAATAGCATCTGCTGGTGGGTTGTATCTGTAGATGACGGTGTCACCACGTTGCACCTCCATCATGTACGATGGCTTCATGCTTGTGCCCCTATATCGTACATCTTATTAGCCATGTCGAGCAACATGTCATGCTGCTGTAAGCCTTTTAAGAAACGATCAGGTATGTTGCTGTAGCCAAACTTAGCACCTACAAGCATGCCAGTCACGGCACAGTTGGTGTCGGTGTCGTAGCCCAGCTTGACTGCTTCCATCAACGCACCATCAAAGCCTGAGCCGTAGTGAGCAGCACAGTGAGCCACGTTGTAGCTGTGCATGATTGAACCTGTGTTGTGTGTTTGGTATACATCATAGCGACGCAGCTTGTTGTTGACAGGCTTCTTACCTCCACAGATAACCTCATCCACAAAGGCAGAGATGTATGTGATGGTGTCTGAGTTGCCGTGAGTGATCAGACTCAACGCCACCGCCTCACCCACTGCCTTAGCAGGGTTGTTGAAGTTAGCAGCAATGGCCGGGGCGACCCGCATTATAGACCCATTACCACTAGAAAACTTAGCAGCACTACCAGCATAAGGGGTGTCATCTGTAATCCTATCTATGGCTTGCGCCGTTGTTTGTCCAATGTCAAATACATGATCTCTCGTACCAAAAAAACCTGTTTTCTTCCACCGTTTAAAGTTGTTGGTGATGCCTTGTGCATCAAACTTTTGGTGAGTTATGTATGCATCCATCGTTGCCACCATCATGGCAGTGTCGTCTGTCCACTCGCCGATCGTGACATCGTGTGTGCCGCCAGTGCTGTAGCCCTTGGTGGGACGTACATCTTCTGGTGCCATGAACTCATAGGGTGCACCATAGGCATCACCCACAGCACAGCCAATGATCATACCTAGCACTTGATCTCGTGTCATCGTGTTCCTTTAATCTGTTAAGCCTACGTTACCTATCTCTGCAAGCAAGCATGACTCCTCCCTGCTCAACCTCTCCTTATACATCACACAGTTGTAGATGATGGCATCCAACATTGACTGCTCATCCATTATGGGATCGTTAAGCAGGGCGTTTGTGTCTTGTCTAAAATAAGCAGGTGTCATTTTATATTTCATATTATCTTTCAATGGTTGGTTTCTATCCCAGTCTGCAATGTCAACTTCACTTAGCATCATGGCCTCTTATAAAACAAATGCTGCTCAACCTGAACAGTAAACTCGTACACCTTAGCCCAGTAGGGAAGGACGTACACTGCATGGTAATGGGTGGACTCCCCTGTCTTGTCTATCAAACCCCCCTGCAGCGCCATTCGTGCCACAGCCAGCGTCTGCCAGTCATGCTCCACCTTCATATTAACCAAACGTTTCTTTAACGTCCAGCTGAACTGACTTGGCTGATACACAACATCACATACATTGTCAGGCCACCTACTGTCGCTCACCCTGTTCATCACAACTGCAGCAACCGCTTCCATGCCCCGCATGCCGTCAACCCTTGCCTCGTGGTGCAGGTTGTCTGCCATGCACAACATCTCGTTGAAGTCAATAACCTTGGGACAGGCCAGCAGTGGTGTGCTGAACATGAGCAGCGCTAGTAGTGTGTGCCTCATGGCTGGTAACTTTCGTATGAACGAATGCGGCTGGTGTTTTCTGTGTGCTTTTCGTTGAACCTCATCCGCACATCATCCTTTAACAGACGGTCATACAACAGGGACAGGTCAACGTCCTCCTCAAGGTACACATTGTCCTTGTACTGGTAGCTGTAAACGCTGACCAGCTTGTCCAAGCCTAGGTTGATAAGCACCTGCCTCTTGACCTTAGCCCAAGCATGGGACGGGTCGCTGTACATCGTAGCTGTGAATGTTTTTTCCATGATCAAACGTCCTCGTTGTGGTTGGTGATGGTGAATGTAACTTTAATTGTCATTGCTTTGCTCCTGTGGCTGACTGCTAGATGTACCGAAAATAAAACCCAATTCGTATGCTGCACTGAGTGATGGTGCCTTGTACTTGTTACAGTTCAAGCCCCAGTTGGCAGCGTCCACTGCACCGAACATGTAAGCCCTCATCATGTCCTCTTGATCTTGTGTGATTGTGGTCATTGCTGCCCTTCAAATGTAAGGCTACGCTCATAAGCCATCTTAGTGTTCTCAATAAAATCTACAACCTGATCGGTGGTGCTGTTCTCAACAAGCGACCATACAAGTAAGTCCTCTGCCATCCACTGGTTGGGTACAGACAATCTCTCAATAATGTCATCATAGGACATATCGGCTGGGTAACCGCTCAACCATTGGTTAAGGGCGAATGATTCTGAATTAGTCATGTGTGTTTCCTATATGGAAGCAGGATGCCTAGGCACCCCGCTGATTAATTAAACAAGTTCCAATGTGTTCTCGGCTATGTCCCACAGCTGGCGATTAACTCGTATGTTTTCGTTCACGCTGTTGACAGCACGGCTCTTGCGGTAACGGCCTTCGGTATTAAGATCAGAAAAACTCTTCACCATTGCCCCACCACGAATAACGTTCTCTTGAATACGGTTGAACACAGTCCACGCATCGTTGTACTGGTCAGCAGAGCGGCGAACATCTAACATACTACGGACAGTATGGCTAGTGGCGTAGCTACCCTTTGGTACAGTGGTAACATCTAACTCAGGTGTCCAGTCCCAGCGGGTTAGTGCTGCCTTGGTTGCCAACTCAAGGCTCATGTCATAACCTACTTGTGTGTTTCGCATCAACTCAATACGCTCCAACATCACTGGCATCCTCTTGATGGTGTTCGTCAGCATCAACTCAAAACTGTTGACGTTGGCTTGGTTGTGATAAAGACGGGATTGGTACCCGTCACCAGCCACGATTCCGTTGCTACATATGAACCTGAACGCTCCAGAAAACATCTTGATGCTACCTGTGCCATCATGACTGTTGTATATAATGATCTCGCCTCGGCTAGCATCAGGGTTGTAGGCATCAATCAGGCTATCACGGTGGGCAAAGGCAACCATGTGTTGAGTATGTAAAGGGTCAGCTTTACGTGATCGTTTCTGAGCGGCTTGTACTGGAACAAAGCCATGGTCTGCCATGATTGGCATCACATCAGCAGTTCGTAGCTGAGCATAACGGGGTGACAAGGTGTCTTTGACTGTGTTGGCAAACACTGCTGGTGCCAAACGTTGGATGCAGTCGGTGCCTAGTTCGGCGTTGTTAGATGAACGGGAAAATATTAAGTGAGACATGACGTATTTCCTTTGAGAAAACTATGCAACAAAATCGTTGCTGATTACATTATAAACCGACCGAAAATCAAAAGTCTATTAGAGGAAACCCTTAGCAAACCTCCTGCTCTGTAATGGTGAAGCCTTTGTGCTTACCCAGCACTCGTTCACCGTAGTTAAAAACATAGAATACATCCTCATCAAGCGCCGCCTTCATATCAGCGTCAGACAGCAGCTGGTGTGCCACTGCAACAGTTCGTGTGAACTCTCCCAAGTCATCGTTCCAATAACCCCACACATTAATCAGTGTATACATTTGTATTCCTTTTAGGTTTAACTTTGACAATTCTAAAAACACCTCGTGATGTTACATGGCCTTGCTCTGTCGCATCATCAACATGCATCTGCACTCTCAAGGATGCAACAAGCAGGGATGAGTAGTTGTCTACACCAAACCGGTGCCAGCCATGCACTGTCCTAACTTGTATGTAATACATATCAATCCATCGGTGCCATCAGTTTACGAAAACCTGCCATTGCTATCCGGTAGGCAAGCATCTCAGTATCATTGAATGAATCAGGGGTGTCTCCCATGATCATCAACGTCTCTAGCAGCGGCTGGTTCAAGTTTATCTGCACATCTTTGATGATGTCCAGTGCTTGCTGTGTGTTCATGGTGTCCCCTTAGTGAGTGGTAAATATGCTGGCCCTTACACCATCAGAGTGTAGGGCGGCAACACGGGGGCTGTCGTCAATCGGTGTCTCAGTGGCCTTGTATACAAAGCTAGTGAAACGGTACGGGTTGTAAGTGACTGCTCTACCAGTGCATTGTAATAGTTCAGCACAGCGCTTGGCATTGAATTCACCAGCATACCATTGCCCTACGACACCAGCATGTACATTCTTTGAGCGCTCTCTCAGCACCCGCTGTCGTCCCGCCTCAGACACCTTGAACGTTGGCTCATAGACGATGGCATCACTAACATGAGCAACAACACGACCCTTGCTGGCACCCTCTAATGCTTTAACACTGAAACACTTACGATGAAGATTAAAATAAACGAATACTTTCATGTCCTGCCTCCTAGTTTGTTTCGTACTGCTACGACACGGTGGCTGTGCATCATCATGGCACCATCGTCATAGCATCCCATCCATGTAAGTGCCTCATGGCGAGTGAATGTAACGTGTTCTTTTGAATAACCAAAACCATACACCCGGTAGCCGAATCGTTTACGTAAGTAATTTAACATTTTATTTCCTTATTTTACAGCTTCTACAATGGTGTTTGTGGTGTCATGCTTATAGCATAACTGGCAGTCGATACAGCGTTGACCAGTGCAGTTCTGTACAACTGTACTGCCCTTAGAGACGTTGTTAAAAGTACGCTGAAAGCCCTCTGGCGGCGTTGTCATAACCTTATCAATAGTAGGGTTACTGTATATGAGGATGAGGTTTTCCGGCTTGGTCATACGCTTTAACAACTTTTTGATTATATCCTTGCGCTTCGTCCAAAGGCTGAAAGTGCAGCCAGTATTAAGTGACGCTATTTTGAATAAATTTTCAGCATGCATTTCAGATATTAGTTCACCATGGGCACTGAAACGGAAGATACGTTCGTTGATAAAGGGGACTTCACGGTCAGTTAGTAAATGATCAGTGAAAAGATCACTGTTTCGCTGTAAAGCTGGTGCCGTATTCTTACGAAACGTTGATAACATATTGACGCTATAGCATTTGGTGCAAATGTTATCCGCTTTGCCACTTGTATTTTGCTTAATACAGAATGGGTTGGTCAGTGTATTAGTTGAAATGGCACGAAGACCTTGCAACTTGCCAGACATCGTGGAAATATGAATTGTCTTGAATTGTGACATGGTGTTTACCTACGGTATGGTTAGATTACTGCAAAATTTAACATGGAAATTGACGTACTAAAAGCATCGTCTCTATCATCAGTATGATAAGAGGCATCCTTGCTCTCAGTGCCATTGTAAAATAGACGAACGATGTACTCGTTCCATTCCCTGCGGTTGTCGTATATCTTCACAGTGATGATACGGTTGGACACATTGACAGTTGTTTCAGCGATTTTTCTCATTGTATACCTTTGGTATGGTTGGGCAAAAGTGCCGGGTTCTGAAACAATTTTACAGTGGAAATTCTACATTACTATTAGGGGAAACCCTTAGACCGAACGGCGAAAAGCTGTATCTATAAAGTCTTAGTAGTTAAATTTTCTTTCTTTCACTGCGTTCAAGAAGAAAATTCAAATACTAAGACATAACTAGCCAGACCGATTTTGCCTCGCATCACATGATGCGCATGTCTCTGGCGCATGTCAAAAAACAAGCTTTGCTTGATAGCTGTTTAACCAACTTGGCACGATTCTTTTACTTAAGTAACTTGCACAAAAAATTGGTCTAAACTGTATCAAAGATTATTGACTACGTCAATGTAGGTTTTTCAGTACTACATTGCCTAGTATTACTTTTCTAAGCATACACCGACGATCTGTTTTCCCGATCAAGCCTAAAAAACTGCCCCTATTTTTCAGCTATTTTCACTAGGTAAACTGATTTTGAATCAGTTGGTCAAAGCCAGCTAAGCTATTGAATGCATTAAAGATCTTAGGATTCAAGTGAATTCAAGTAGTCTATAAAGATCTACCTGCGCTATGCATGCATCACATATGTTACGCTCCCCCGCTGGCTGGCTTAGGGGGGGGCGGGTGTGGGCCATGGGGGGTGCGGGCGTATATATATACAGCCTCGCCCACACACGGGGTTTTTGAGATTGGGTACTGTATGTATACACAGCTTACCTATACAGCAACCATAATTAATATTTACAACAGACTTCACCACCTATAACAACCTGACACATCATAACAATAGGTTATATAAACAGACATTTATTAACACATCTAAGCATAACAACAACAACAACCGGACAGGGGGTATAGGACTATAAAAACTATTTTACAGAAACCTGTTGACACGGCTGCAAAAAATCTGTATAACTCTATCCATAGCCACAGTTTCTGTGACAGCCTACCTTCTGGGTGCTATAAAACAATGAGCTTGTATCGGCTGCTGAAGAGAAAAGACACGGACAGGTAGATTAGATTGCAAGCTTCTCTACCTCGCTCGTACACTGGCAGCGATCACACCTTTCGTTGACCAGACCTAACTTAATATGGGTATAGGTTAAAAGTAGTTGCCAATGGGGGTGGACCTAACGACTACCATAAAAGAACATATTCCTTATGGGATTTCTAGGTGCTGTGTATAGATTGACATTGATAGTTAATCTAAGTCTCTTAATCAATATTTCATAATGTGATATTGACAAGGAATGTTGCTAAGAACTTAAGATAGTAATCTAATGATTATCTTCTTATATCCTTATCTACAGACCACACAGCATTGGGACAGGTTGGTATAGCATCTGCTCTATACCACCTTTAGGAAGCCTATGTCTTGACAACTAATAAGTATTACTGTATAATGAGAGTATGTTTAAAACAAGACAACAGTTAGAGGTATTAGGTAAGCTTAATGTACCTCCTCATTCAGTTTATAGCGCTGCTATGGCGGCTATGGCTAAAGGTAAGATGGATAGTGTTCCTCTTTACCACAGTGATGTTTACTACGTGAGAGTTGCTTTAGAGAAACATACAGGGTTTGTTATTCCCTTGCCCTTGGTGGAGAGGGCTATGAAGGCAGAAGGTTGGAGAAAGAAATGATTATTACTTTAGTGTTGATGGTTTTGTTAGGTAATGGTAATTTACAGATCACCCAAACGAAAGAGGTGGAGTCAATAGAGCATTGTGTTAATGATGCGTTGAGAATCAACCAAGACATGACGTTGCCGTTCAGTGCCTTCTGTTTCTACGAAGTTAAGAAATGATTAAGAAAGGGACTGAGGAGTTTGCTGGCTATAACAAGCCAAAGAAGACACCCAATCACCCAACAAAGAGTCACGCTGTGTTAGCCAAGGACGGTGATGTTATTAAACTGATACGTTACGGACAGCAGGGTGTTACAGGAGCAGGTGCTTCCCCTTCAACACCGAAGGAGAAAGCTAGGCAGAAGAGTTTTAAAGCTCGTCATGCAGCAAACATAAGCAAAGGCAAACTGTCTGCTGCTTATTGGGCTGATAAATCTAAATGGTAAAAGGAAACACAATGGACAAGAAGGCAGCAATGGCAGAGATCAAACGCCTACGCAAACAAGCAGAGAACAAAGACATCCCACAGGACGCTCGTAACAAGTCGCTAGATAAGGCTGTAGAGATTGAGGCCATGTTCTATGACAAGGCTGTCAAGGAAGAAGGCATGGCTAAGGGTGGTGTTGTTAAGAAGGGCATGCACAAAATGCCAGACGGCACCATGATGAAGAACAGCGACATGAAGCACGGTGGTGCTGTTAAGAAGATGGCTTACGGAGGCTCTACGATGAAAAATAATAAGATGGCAATGGGCGGTACCCCTAACATGAACAAGTCGCCTATGGTCACGCCTATGCAGCAAGACGGGCCTATGCTGGCTGGTCCTCGCCAGCAAGCTGTGATGGCTAAGGGTGGTGCTGTTAAGAAAATGGCAATGGGTGGTGCGGTTACAAAGATGTCCAAAGGCGGCATGGCTAATTGCGGTGCTAGCGTACCAGCTTCTAAAGGAAAGAAATAATCATGGCTGATAAAAAACTAACTGCTAAAGAACAAATGGCAGAGAACAACAAACGCATGCAGGCTAAACGAGAGGCTGCCAGTGCGCCTAGGAAAGCTTCTACTTCTAAAGAAGTAGTTAAGCCTTCTTCTGCTAAAGAATCAATGGCTGCTTCTAACAAGAGAATGGCGGCTCGTAGGGACGCTGTTAACGCCCCAGCCCCAACTATAAAATCTACAACCACTAAAACTACATTTGGTACTTCTGGTTTGCCTAAAAGCAATCCATTGTCTATACCGGGTATGAGTAAGAGCATGACTTCTTCTCCTAAGCCTTCTCCTAAGCCTTCTGCTAAGCCTTCTGCTAAGCCTTCTGCTAAGCCTTCTTCTAAGGCTGCGTCTGGGCCTCCTAACACACAGATAACTACGGTATCAAAGCCTGACGCACCTGCCAAGTCTAAGGGTACAGCACCAGCTGCTAAACGTATTGTTAGTAAAGCAGAGCTAGAGAAGTCTGGTATGTCTTTACGTGACTTCTTAAACAAAGAGCGTGGTTTAACTCGCCGTGCTGATCCTGTTAGCAAAGCTCCTTTAAAAGAACTTGAAGAGATTGATGTATTAACAGGTAAAAAGAAAATGGCTAAAGGCGGCTTAACAAGGAAGAAAAATAATGGCTACTAAACCCGGCTTGTATTCAAACATTGCTGCTAAGCGCAAGCGTATTGCTGGTGGCTCTGATGAGAAGATGCGTAAGGTGGGGGCACCCGGCGCACCCTCTGCTGCGGCATTTAAACAATCAGCAAAGACTGCTAAAAAGAAATGATTCATCCACGGTTGATGTATAAGGTGCGTACATTATCCACTGCACTGACCACTACACAAGTTAATATATATACAACGCCGCAACAGTATGAAGCTGATGTGGCTTCTATATTATTTTCCAATAGTGGGGGTGCAACAGCAGTGACTATGGTTCTTTATGATAAAGTCTTAGATACAGACTTTACTATATTAGGGTCTTATCATGTTCCAGCGCATGGTGTCTTTCAATTAGAGAATGCAATGTGGTTGGCTAAAGGAGACATAATACGTTGCAGTGCTGTTGCGGCTAACGTAACTATAACGATTGTAGTTAAAGAACTATACTCACCACAAACATTTTAAAGAAAGATAATATGGCTAAGAGAGAATTGAGCGAACAGCAACAGAAGTTTATTGAGGTTTTGTTTGGTGAAGCTGGTGGCAACCCAGTGGCTGCACGTAAGCTTGCTGGTTACAGCGAAGGCTACGCCACCAAAGCCATCATGGACACGCTGAAGGAAGAGATCATTGATGCCACACAGCTTTACATTGCCACCAATGCTCCTAGGGCAGCTATGGCGGTTGTGAGCGGTTTGATTGATCCGACAGAGCTAGGCATCAAAGAGAAGCTTAACGCTGCCAAAGACCTGTTAGATCGTGCCGGTATAGTCAAAACTGAGAAGGTTGAGATACTGGCTAGCAACGGCATCATGATTCTGCCAGCAAAAGATGCAGCAGAATGAAAGAGACTTCGGTACTTGGATATTGCCTCAACCTCGTGAGAAGGACGTATGGATTTCTATTCCTAAGCCCATCAATCACGTGGTTGTCCCTTTTGGATACGAAGAAGACCCAGACGACGAAGGAGTTTGGAAGCCGATCCCGCTGGAGCTAGACTATCTAGAGCAAGCAAAGAATCATTTAAAGAAGTATAGCGCCAGACAGGTGTCTGCATGGTTAACAACAAGAACAGGTAGGAGCATCACCTACACAGGATTATTAAAAAGGGTAAGAAGTGAGCAGTCCTATAAGAGCAAAGCTAGATACTACAGGGAGCTTGCCCGAAGGCTCACGCAAGCGCTCAACAAAATTGAAGAGTACGAAGAAAAGTCCAAGCGTAAAGAAATTAACCCCTTCCTTGCCAGCGATAGTTACATCAACCTCAGAGCAAGGGCAGCTGCAGAACTTGCCGGAACTGGCGAATGAGAATGTAATCTTCAGACCCAACGAAGGACCACAAACAATCTTCTTAGCTGCAGCAGAAAGAGAAGTTTTGTACGGTGGTGCTGCTGGTGGTGGTAAATCATACGCCATGTTAGCTGATCCGGTGCGGTATATGCCCCACCCACAGTTCTCTGGGCTTCTTTTGCGCCACACAACAGAGGAGTTGAGGGAGCTTATATGGAAAAGCCAAGAGCTGTACCCTAAGATCTACCCCGGCATCAAGTGGAGTGAGCGAAAGATGCAGTGGGAAGCGCCTAGTGGAGGAAGATTGTGGATGTCCTACCTAGATAGGGACGAAGATGTCTTGCGTTATCAGGGATTGTCCTTCAGTTGGATAGGTTTTGATGAGCTTACGCAGTGGTCCACACCGTTTGCGTGGAATTACATGCGTTCACGCTTGCGTAGCACAGCACCAGACCTACCTGTGTACATGAGAGCGTCAACAAACCCCGGTAACAAGGGGCATGCATGGGTTAAGAAGACCTTTATTGACCCATCACCAGCAGGAAAGTCCTTCTGGGCTACAGATACAGAGACGGGGGAGGTGATGACCTACCCTAATGGGCATAGTAAAGAGGGACTACCCCTGTTTAAACGCCGGTTTATACCGGCAAGGCTGGTAGACAATCCACACTTGGCGCAGACTGGCGACTATGAGACGATGTTGCTGTCTTTACCAGAGCATCAGCGTAGGCAGTTGCTTGATGGTGACTGGGATGTTGCAGAAGGTGCAGCATTCTCAGAGTTTAATAGGGCTATACACGTTGTAGACCCTTTTATTATTCCACGAGATTGGACACGATTTAGGGCTTGTGACTATGGATACGGAAGTTACTCAGCTGTTATTTGGTTTGCTATGGCTCCTGATGAATCCGTTGTCGTATACCGTGAACTATACGTTACTAAGGTATTGGCAGAGGATTTAGCAGCAATGGTGCTGGAGCTGGAGGACAATGAACCTATTCGCTATGGTGTGTTGGACAGTAGTTGTTGGCATAAGCGTGGTGACACTGGTCCTTCCATTGCTGAGCGTATGATTATGAAGGGATGCCGTTGGAGGCCGTCTGATCGCAGCGCTGGTAGCCGTGTTGCTGGTAAGAACGAAGTGCACCGCCGATTACAGATAGATCCTTTCACTGAAGCGCCACGAATGACAATATTTAGTACATGTACTCAGCTTATTGCTGATCTACCTTCACTGCCTATTGATAAAACAAACACAGAAGACGTAGACACCAAGGTTAAGAATGACCACACCTACGATGCTCTACGTTATGGCTTGATGTCTCGCCCACGTAGTGCAAGTATTTTTGATTACAACGCACAGTCTCAACTGGCTTACCAACCATTAGATAAAACTTTTGGTTATTAACTATTTATGGTATAACTGACTTATGAAAAATTCTGAAACTCCTTTTATGGATGATAAGGCTGTGGGCTTACCAGACAGCAAGGATACCTCCGAAGATATCCTACAAGCTAATAGCTTAATTGCATATTTAAAAGGCCGCTTCTATCGTGCCGAAGACGCTAGGAAGTTTGATGAAGAAAGGTGGCTCCGTGCTTATCGTAACTATCGTGGTATCTATGGTCCTGACGTTCAGTTTACTGCTGCAGAAAAAAGTCGTGTCTTTATTAAAGTTACAAAGACTAAAACTCTAGCAGCTTACGGTCAGATCACTGATGTGTTGTTTGCTAATAATACATTCCCCCTTTCTATTGAGCCTACAGTTCTACCAGAAGGTGTGGCTGAAAGCGTTCACGTTGAGGCCGACCCTAACTTTGCCAAGACTGCTACAGACAATGGATCTTTGTTTGGTTACAAAGGGGATGGTAAAAATTTCCCTAAAGGCTCAACAGCTACAACCTTAGCAGATATGCTGGGGCCGTTGAAAGAAAAGCTTGCTGACCTAGATGTTAAAATCGGTGCAGGTAGTACACCGACTGCTGTTACTTTCCACCCAGCAATGGTTGCTGCTAAGAAGATGCAGAAGAAAATCATAGACCAGTTGGACGAAAGCAATGCTAACAAGCAGCTGCGCTCTGTGGCTTTTGAGATGGCACTGTTTGGTACAGGCATCATGAAAGGTCCATTTGCTGTAGATAAAGAGTACCCTAGGTGGGATGAAGAAGGTGTATACAATCCGTCTATTAAGACAATGCCACAGACTTCACATGTAAGCGTGTGGGATGCCTACCCAGATCCTGACGCTATTAACGCTGATGGACTTCAATACTTTATTGAACGTCATAAGATGAGTAGCTCACAGCTTCGTGCATTGAAGAAGCGTCCTATGTTTAGGAGCAACGCCATTGATATGGTTATTGCTGCTGGTCCTGACTACACTAAGAAGTGGTGGGAAGATAATCTTAATGATTACCACACGGACACCGGCATTGAGCGCTATGAGGTGTTGGAGTATTGGGGCGTTGTAGATGTTGAATTGTTAGAAGATAACGATATCGCCATTCCAAAAGAGTTTGCTGATGTGGCTGAGCTGCAGGCCAACATTTGGATGGCAGGTAATAAGATTATCCGTTTAGTGTTAAATCCTTTCAAGCCTGTACGCATTCCGTACTACATTGTTCCTTATGAGCTGAACCCCTACTCAATCTTTGGTGTTGGTATTGCTGAGAACATGGACGACACCCAAACTCTTATGAACGGCTTCATGCGTTTGTCTGTAGACAATGCGGTCTTATCCGGTAACCTTGTGTTTGAAGTTGATGAAACCAACCTTGTTCCCGGTCAAGACTTAACCATCCACCCCGGCAAAGTGTTTCGCCGTCAAGGTGGTGCACCCGGTCAAGCCATCTTTGGTACAAAGTTCCCTAACGTATCACAAGAAAACCTGCAGATGTTTGATAAGGCACGACAGCTTGCTGACGAGTCTACAGGGTTGCCTTCGTTTGCTCACGGTCAAACAGGTGTGAGTGGTGTTGGACGCACAGCGTCAGGCATCTCTATGCTGATGAATGCTGCTAGTGGTGGTATCAAGACTGTGATTAAGAACGTTGATGATTATCTTTTACGTCCTTTAGGTGAAGCCTTCTTTGCCTTTAACATGCAGTTTGATTATGACCCAGAAGCTGCTGGTGACTTAGAAGTTAAAGCACGTGGTACTGAGAGCTTGATGCAGAACGAAGTTCGTTCACAGCGCTTGCTACAGTTCTTACAGGTTATCCAAAACCCTGCCTTGGCTCCGTTTGCTAAGCTGCCTTACATCATACGTGAGATTGCTAAGAGCATGGACCTTGACCCAGACTTGGTTGCTAATAACATGGATGAAGCTGCCCGTCAAGCTCTTATCCTACAGAAGATGCAGCCAGCCTCTGAGCCAACTGCTGCTGGTGCTGGTGGTCCTCCTCCAGTGTCAGATACATCTGGTGGCGGTAACGGCAACATAGGTGTGGGTACGGCACCTGCTCCGGGTGAACAAGGCTTTAGCGGTGCATCGCCACAGGCTGCACCTCCTGTTCCTACACAAGGACCAATACAATGACAGAGAAAAGATGGCTAAGTGCTTTAAAGCCTATGGCCTCTACACCCATACAGTGGCAAGCCTTTGAGGAGATGCTTGATTACTATATAGGTATTCAACATAAATCCTTAGAGCAGAACGCAGAGCCTGTAGAAATATACAGGGCACAGGGCGCAGTGATGGCCTTTAAGAAATTAAAAAGATTAAGGGAAGAAATTAATGCTACAGAATAACAAAGCCAAAGGTGGCGACATGGAACAAATGAATCGTCTCTTAGGTGACGGTGGTATGATGGATGACAGCGGTGAGCAAGTCAACGGCGTTGAGGTTCCCGTTGGTTCTTTAAAAGAAGAGGTTGCTGATGACATCCCTGCACAGCTGAGTGAGGGTGAGTTTGTTGTCCCTGCTGATGTTGTTCGTTTCATTGGCTTAGAGAAGCTAATGCAGCTACGAGACAAAGCTAAGCAAGGCTTGCTGCGTATGGAAGAGATGGGTCAGATGGGTAATGCTCAAGAAGTGGAAAACCCTGACCAATCCTTTATGCAGGACGATGAAGACTTTGGTTTTGAGATTGATAACATCATGGCTGAAGATGAGCCTACTGGTTTTAGAACTGGTGGTTTTATTACAGGAGCAGACACGGGTAGAGTGACAAGCAACCCGGCTGTTGCTGTTGGCTACTACAAACACGCTGACGGTAGGATGATGTGGATTACTAAGATTAATGGTAAGCCTATGTCTGCTGCACCAGATGGTTTTAAGGAAGTGTCTGCAGAAGAGTTTCAAAGTGTTGGTCAGAAAGCTGACGAGGAAGAAGCAAAAGTTGTTGCTAAGCCTTCAACATCCACTGGAATGACTGGTGGTGGAGATAGTGTGGGTGATGGATATCCTTTTGGGGGTGATTCAACAACACCTACTGGCTATACTTCTGTTAGTTCTCCTTTTGGTGTAAACCCTAATACAGGTGTAGCAGCCCCTATAGGGAAAGGTGCCACAGCTTTGGCAGCCACAGCAGCAATGTTGGTAGGTATACCACCAATAGTTACAGCAGCACTCTTTGCAGGGCGTAACGCAATAACCTCCTCTAATAGTATGAATTCTATATCAAATAATTTAGGAGCAAACGGTTTTACCATAGCATCTATTCAAGCTGCACAAGAAGCAGCAGCAGCTGAGGGAGCTAAATCTTCTTCTACTCCAACATCTATTGTTGAAGCCGCAGCAAATGCAGCAGCAGCACAAAAAGGAAAGACTTCTTTAGATGCTTTTATTGCTATGAATCAGAATACTTTCCCAGCATCACAGTTTGACCCTATGGCAGATACTCCAGCGGTTTCTCAATCAAACGCACCAGCCCCCGGTACAGAAGGGCCAC